TGTCAAATTTTGATCCATATATTTGAGCATCATCTAAATTATGACGCTTGATATAGTATTCACGCAATGTTCCATAAACATATCCTTCAACCCATGTTTGTAATACAGCGTTAGTTTGTACTGTTTGGTTAATAATTTTAATATCATCAACAAATCCTGCAATTGGAGTTGTTCCGCCAATCGCTGAGAATGTAATACTTGTCAAACTATCAACTGCTGTAACATAAAATGTACCAGTACCTAAACTACCAGTATCATCTGGTGGAACACTTATTGCTGAAATTTCATCACCAATTTTAACTCCAGCGGTACTATCTAAGCCAGTAATTTTTGCTGTCCATGGTCCACTGCCACTAATATCTTGAACATATCCTCTTAAACTTATTAATGTATCTTCAACTGGGGCAAACAATAAAGGCCATGCTTTGTAGTAGTATAAATTGATCAAATCACCTGATGCTACATAAGGTAAGAATTTATAGCGTTGTCCAACTTCACTAAACTTGCCGCGAATAACTGCTGGCACATTAACTGGTTGTAGATACAATTGAGCAATCATGCCCTGTGTAATGATATCTCTGTCACCAATACGATCATATACGATCCATGGTCCAGTTTGACTGCTTGGAGCAGGTGGAGTTGTAAAGTTTATTAATCCATTAACTGCTTCTGTGTTATTTTCTGACAATGTTATAGTTGATCCGATTGCCGAACCACCTACTGCGTTAACGGTACATCCAGGAGCAATACCTACGCCCGTAACATTCATTCCTGGCTGTAGTGCTTGTGGTGGTGTTGATTGTAATATAATAGTATTTTCACTAACATTACCTGTACAAGTTGCGTTTGTTGTATATTGTTGTCCCTGCTTAAAGAACAATATAGGTTTGTTCATATCGCCAGGAATTGGTATCCCGCCATACTGATCTACTACACCAATGTTTTCTGCTGCGTATGGGTCAGATCGCAATGCTGGTAATTCAATATTACGCATTGATAACTCGCATAAAAAGATACACTTTTTAATTTCTGCTGTATTAGTGCTTCCAGTAAAATCTTGAATATATGATACTAGATCATCACCTGTTGGGATTACAAACATTATTAATGTCCTCTAAAAAATTTCTGTTGTCCTACTTTACTTGGGTACGGGACCTCAATTGGAATAGGTAATTTGCCATGTGGATAGCAAACATATTGTGGGTATTCTTGCTGAACTACACGATAGAATTGTGCTTTTAATGTTCTATCATTCTTAAGTGCGTTCCAGGGAATACCACCAAAATACTCATCACTAATACGAATAGAAATAACTGTTGGTAAATCCATCCATTTATAACCAAGTTTACCGTCTGGCATCAATGGTGCTAATGGATCAGGAACTCCCATTTCTGCTAACTTACGATATTGAGCGCAATATTCTGCTACTTCATCTGTATTATGTTGTTCTCTTTGAATAAAAAACTTACCATCTTCACGACCAGTCGTTACTTTGATGTTCTTGCTTTTATTCCAATCACTTCTTTTCCAGTCACCCTTCATTGATTGATATAACTTGTCATTCTTTAGTAGTTTATCTGCTACACCATTATGATTTGTTACCATTCCACCATGATCTTGTCTCCAATAATCGTGGTTCTTTTCAGGCTCTTTGTCGCTTAAATATTCAGGTTCGTTTATATTGTTCATGTATATATTTAGTCATTCTATGTTTATTGTGTATACTTACAAAAAAAGCCCCAGAAGGGGCTTTTCTTGTTGTATTAATCTAGTGATTAATATGTATCGCCAGCACCAGTGTTTACACGCTGTACGATTGAAGCACCGCGTGGTGTAGTTACTAGTGAACCTGTATTGGTAATCTGATTCAACATACCAACTCCAGCTGGGTTACGAACAATTAATGTTCCTTCCATGATGAATTGGTCTAGAGAAGCGTCAGCATTACTGAATACTTCATTATTAGGTCCTAGATCACGCAATGAACCCCATTGTAACACATCTTCATTCAAGAAGTAGATTGAGTGACTTACACCTGATTGGTCCATGATCCAAGAATCATAAACTTCATAAGTGTAGTTGAAGTCACCTTCGTATGTTTGAATCGTGTCACCACGCTCAACATTACGACGGTTTACATTGTTGTTAGAACTAACGATGTTATCACTAATGATTGTTCTCAAACTTGTTGGAGCAACCATTGAACGGATTTTAGCGTTGTAGCGTTCTTCAGCAACAGTTACCAATTGCTTGTACAATACTGGACTGAATACTTGATTCACGAAATCGCTAGATCCAAAGTAGTTGCTACCACCACCAGTAACATTCAACTGACCTACTACATAAGTAGCGGAGTCAGTATCTTCATTATTAGTGAAAGTCACCATTTGAGTTGCGTCATTTGATGTAACATTGAAAGATTGTGTACCTGCGAATGCTGCTAATGAACCCATACGACGGCCAGTTTGACCTGATGGAAGACCACTTGCTGTACCTGTTTGACCAGCATATTTTGTACCGATTTGATCGTTACGAACTAATTGCTGTTCCACATCAAACATCAATTCAATCAATTGCTTGACTTCTTGATATGCTTGTGGATCGCCACCACTCTGCATGACGGCACGAGCAGTTCCAGATGCTGCGATAACAGTACTAAAAATCTGTGTGTAGTTACCTAAATTGAAACGCTGATTTGATTCTGCTTGACTGGTATTAACAGTAGCACCTTCAACTTGCGCTTGAACTTGTGGTAAACGATAAATGTCATCTGTCCATAAAGGCAAGGTTGAGTTAACTTTGCGCTTTTTACTCATACACATGTTTAGTACAGGTGTATCATCTTTAACACGATTAGAAACATCTAAATCTAAGTCCTTGACAACGATATCTGACCCATAAGCGGTTGTACCATTACCAATTTGACTGGTTGTAATTTCTGCCATAATATTCTCCTTAAAATGTAATTAGGCTATTTTATCTACCACCTCTTGCTGACCGTAGTTTACTTAACTGCGCCATTAAGAGATTGTCACCGGCTGAGTCGCGTGTGCGTTTGTCACCGGTCTTGGCTTGTTCACGAAGTTTGCTCAACTGGTCATTGTCACCTCTTTGGGTGCTTGAACCTTTACGCTGCGTTAGAGCGGCCATGCTGCTTCCAGCATTTTTTGTTGATGGTTTACTTCTATATCGTAGACCATCACGGACTAAACTTAATAAGTTTTCATCACTTGATATCAGGTCTATGTTCGGAATTCCAGGAATCATTTCTTGATTAGCATGAGGCCATAACTTAGCGACTTTCTCACGAACCTCATTAAAGACATATTCGTTTTTCAACTCTTTGTCTGTAAAGTTCTTTCGTGCTTCTGTCAATCTGGTACCTACCTCCTGGGCTCGCAATTGTTTGAACTGATCTATTTGTGGCTTCAACTGACCTATTACATTCTGTTGTTGTCTAATATATTGTTCATTCTGCTGCATGGACGCATGAATTCGTGCTTGATGCGCGGGATCATTTGTCTGCTGTAACTGCTGTTGAAATGTTGTTTGATAATTTTGTGTTTTCACAATCTCATCATACGCTTTTCTCAACTGCGGTTGGATAGTAAATTCCATTGCTAATGTTAGCCCCTCCTGTCGTTGCCGAGTTTGATTTAGATATTCATCAAATTCTGCTCGTTCTATCTTCAGTTGTCGGGCATCTTCATGTATTGCCGATCCCTGTCCTAATATTGCTGCTGCCTTTTTAGCATCTACGACTACTTCTTTACCGTTTCGCATGAACTTAAACTTAGCGTTAGGGTTCGTTTCTGCGAATTCAATAAAATCTATTAATTCATCGCTTGTGCTGTCTGAATTAGAATTGCTTACATTTTCATGGGCATTTTCATCATCAGTGGCATTATCAATACTATCTTCAGTATCGTCAACTTCTGGCACAATGTTTCCATTGTTTGGTGCCACAGGGCTTGATGCTTCTGCCGACTCATCTTGACCTGTCTCAGCCTGTTCAGTAGTACGAATTTGATTACGCTGCGTTAATTCACGCATAGCGGTCATTTTCTGTGCTATAGAATCTAAACTAGGGACTGCGTTTTGTTCAGTGGCCGCGCTTGTTGGAGCGTTAGGCGTGATCGTTTCTGTCATTTAATTTCCTTTAGTATTTATGTGTTGGGCACTTCATTCGTGTTACCAATACGATTCTTCCAATAAACTGCTCTTTTCAGACCAGTTATGAAATTGTCAATACCTGCTAATTCATTACTTATCGCAATTCTTTGGGCATTGTCATCTGGTGTATGTCCTCCAATACCTGCTAATCTATCAGCAAGTTCAAACTTGAAGTGATGGACGAACATCGCCAGATCCTTATTCTTTAATAATGCTTCTGATTGACTACCATAGTGTCTAATTTTGTCTTTCTGTGCTGGTGAAAGCGACTTCAAACTGCTTACATCTAATGTCAATCTACTATTATAAAATTCTATTGTTTCTTCATTAATCATATTGTATTTATGATTTGGTTAATATATTCATATTTTACGAGTATACTTTTGGTGTTCCTTGTGCTAACGCCATATAATCCAATTGACTTTGTGCGTCTTTGCCCTGTATTTCAGCCATAATTTGTTGTGATTTTACTTTGTTCAAATCTGCTGAACTTAAGTCCTTCTTCTCTACTGGACTAGGTTCTTTGTTCTTCATTGCTTCTTGACCTTGTTTAATCATAGTTGCTACTTCTTCATCACTTGGCAAATATGTATTACAATCTTTGACGCCAAGCACATATAATGTGTCAGCAAATGGCTTCTTAATCTTCTTGTATATCTCAGGAGTCAATGTTCCTGCTTGTACCATGCTTTGTGTTGCTTGATATAATTCAGTTTGACATTTCTGTATAATCTGTAATCGTGCCAATGAGTTTTCTTCACTCATCATACCTAATGCTAGTTCTAAATGAACTTCTTTTCTATCACAAAAATTCATATCGTCCCAAGCTAGATAATCTAAAAACTCAGGCTTTTTGTCTGGGTGAAAACTTTGTGCTAATCTTTTTACTCCATAATCATCACCATATTGAATCAATGTGCGCCATACCAACCATATTGCTTCACGCAATCCTTCTGCGCTATTGCGAACTGTGTTATCTTGTATGATTTGATTTGGTGTCAATGCTAATTGTAATTTGATACCACTATTACCTGATGACATAACTTCTGGATTGAATACATCCGTAGGTGTTGTCATACCAACCATAGCCATAGTATCTTGTTGTATACGCTCCATTGATCTTTCCAAGAAATCTAAATTGCCACTTGGAGGAGGAATCTGGTATATGTCTTTTGCTGGATCAAACTTACTATCCAATATAAAGATAGCACTTTCGCCATCTTGTAACATCTCAAAATCTAAACGATCTGGTTTAACACCAATACGAGGTGTTGCTGTCAATAGACCCAATTGTATTTCTGCTCTTGCTGCTGATGTATTATATTCCTGCATGGGAATAACACTTTCAGCAATACTCATACCATAGAAATTACCTGGTAATGGCTTTGGACACATATTCGCAACAGGAATAAACTCAACTTCTTTTGCTGATATAATATAACTACCACTATAGATTAGTTCTACTAATTCTAGTTCACCATCACCATCAATATCATATTTGTTCCATACGGTAACAATAGATACTTGACGACTATCTGGGTCAGCACTTGCTGCTGAACTTACAGGTATACCCATAACAGGCACACTATCTCTTGCGTGAATCGCTAAATTGTTTAATACACTACCAGCTTGGTAAGCACCATTCATGTTGTATTCAGCATGAATTCTAAATTCTTCTAAATCAATGCCTGGATATAATTCCATTGCTTCTTGAATAGTCATAGGATCATAGTAACCACAGAAAGGTTGATCTCTCATTTGTGGTACAGTAGGATCACATATCCAATAGTGTTGTGCGATTGGGACAAATCTAACATTAACATTGTAACCAGTTAGTTTATACTTTGCTGAATAGATTGTATTGCGATTAATTGCGTCACTTAAAATTTGTTCTTTACCTGCAAGATTACCTTGAGTAATTTCTTGCTGATTATCTGATAATGTTTCTTGATCTTGTTCTTCTGGTAAATCAGCCATTGTAGACATATGATGATCTATCATTTGTTTTGCTGATTCTTTATCTTGTTGACCTAATAGTTGTTGTATTTCAGGCATTGCCTTTTCCATGTCAACATGGATTTTACGCTTACCTTGTCTTAATGATGTAAGTCCGCCTTCACTTGCTTGCTGCTCAAATGCTTTTAATTGGTCCATCGTACCTTGTGTTTCAATATAACGCACTATAGGTTCACGAATTGGTTTGATCATCATCATACCATTCTTGTGCATGGTCGCATCCATGATCCAGCGTTCTAATATAAAGTGTGGATCATTCATTTGATTGACAACTTTACTGACCATATCAGTTGCTTGTCTTGCTGCTATCTCATCATCTTCACCATCAGCAACGAATTCAAAGTTAATTTCGCCATTTGGCATCAATCCTTTAGCAATAACTGCTGTAGCATAATCAACTACTGGTTTAACACTAGGGTGAATATAATCTATCCCGTTTACAGGTGCTGTACTATCTGTAACCGCAAGACATAAATAATGATAATCACTAGCACGATTTACTGCGTTCTTTGTGCCCAAATAGCGTAAATAACCCGCCATTTTGACATCCATTTGATTTTTCATACGAACGAAAGTAGCATTTATCTTTCTGTTCTGATTTATGTTACTTACGGGGATATTTTTAATGTCCAACATTGATGGTTCCTTTGGTGCTTTTTATAGCATATATTCTATTTAGTATTATTGTGCTGGATTGTATGCTTTCTTCCAAGCTGGTTTGTTACTGTCATCATATTTAACATAACGATCTCGTTGCGCTGCCATGCGTTGTTGCGGTGATCTATTATCCCAGGGTTCTGCGATTCCCTGTAAACAACCTAATATTCCATAGCGTACTGAATCAATACAATCGTCTGGATCGCTAAAGCGCCCTCTTTCATCTACATAATAGTTCTGTGCTTCACTTAAGAATTGAGTACAATTCTCATTAACCATTAAACTTCCAACCTCTAGCATTTGCCGCATCTGATTAATACCATAACTCTTGTGATTAGTTGTACGCCCTTCATTATCTGGCGGATTCATTATTGCTTTCTCATATACATTCAATTGATAACTCTCAAACAATTCTCTAATTGAACTACTACTCATAGTATATCTGCCACTAGTATTTGCGTCAGCAGGTAAAACAATAGGAGTACCAAACACTTCAGGACGAAGTAAATGATTAATATACTGTGTGGGTATTGCTTCTTCAATTCCCTGAACAATGATTTGCTTGTGTAAGTATGCTGTTCGTTCATGTGGTTCCCAGTATATTAAACTAATAACTGTTTTATCATTAACTAAACCCAAATCAAGTGATATGATTCTATGTATGTTTGGCATACGAGTAAAATCAATTTCACCTGTAGTATATGTGGGCCAATTACTTAATTGAAACACAGCGCCTTTACCCATAACAGGTTTACCAGCAATTCGTGCTTCTCTTTCATGTGGCAAATAATCTCGTTCAAGTTGTCTACGAGTTGACATTAACAGAAATGGTTGACCCCAGGGATCATATTCTGGTACATCACTCCAAGCAACACGAATAAATTCATAGCCTTCTTCTTTGTTCCAAAACTTGCTAACTAATCCATTCAATCCTTTTAATGGAGTAAATGAACATAACACTTTACCTTGTGTTGTTGCTGTACGAGTTACCATCTCACTAAAGAAGTCATCTGGTGGTTGCTCGTCAAAGACAGCAAGATTTAACTTGAACCCTTGTAGTTGTCTAACTTCTTGCGTATAGTTGGCAAAAAGCAAATAACTGTTGCCACCACTAATATGCTTAATTTCCACACCAATACAATTTGCGCCGTCATTACGCATTGTATCAGTAATAATACAACTGCGAGGTATAGCACCTGATCCAATACTTTCAGAAATTTTGACATCTTGAGTTCCTAATAATTCGTTTTGTAATACGAGTGCGACTTGACTCCAGCCCTCACCTGCTACCATACAAGTGATTGCTGTGTCAAAGCGATAACCATCCCACCATTCAGGATATATTCCTGTCAGGTGCATGGCAGTTTCATAGCAAGTTGATACTGTTTTACCAATACGATTTGCTGCTAGTATACCTCTACGCTCACAACTACCAGTACGAAAAAATGTTCGTTGATGGTTAAATGGGCGAAAGTATTTTAGTTGATTATAGCGCATGTCATCGCATACGCTAATTGCTAGTTCTTGTAGTTGGCTTTTAAGTGGGCCAGGTATTGTTTTAAGTGAATCTATTGTTAGGTCGTATTTATCTACTGCCCAGCGCAAGGCTCTAGCCATCAATACTTCTGTTGATAGCATCTTCTACCCTCACTTGTTGACGAACTTCAAATATGTCACGAATAGCACTTGACATATCATGTAATTCAGCAGGACTTAATTTCCATGTTGATACATCTTCTAACACAACAGTATCACCGCGTTTATCTAATCCTGCTTGTAAGCGTTCAGTTAGTAAGCGTAAAATGTGTTCAATTTGTCCAGGAAACTTTTCTTGAAACGCTATACGATGACTAGCATTAATCTTTTGAAGTATTAATGTATCATTATGTCTAGCAAGTTCTTGTGCTTGCTTTATTACACCATCACGGATTGTCATTTTAAGTCCCATGGATTAGATATAGCGCCTTGATTTAATTGACCAAATTCACGATCAACCCATACATCCCATTGATTACTCTTGTTAACTTTAAGTGACATCATCATACTACGCAATCTACGACCAACAGGAGTTAGTGTTCCATCCTCACGCATAATAGTTTGTTCGCCAGTGCGTGGGTTTACCCATTTAATAACTTCAGGACGCTCACGACCATATTTGTCAATCTTTGTTCCATGCGCTACTTGATCTAATGGACCCATGATCTCATAACTAATAACGCCGTTCTTGTATTTCTTAAACCAGCATATTACTTTCTTTCCTCTTGCTCTGAAATCATTATCAGGGTGTGGAACATAATGACTTAAGAATATATTTTGTACTTCTGAATTAGGAGGTAAACTAGGATCACGAGGTGGGATAGGTAGTAATGGTTCAGTAGGGACCATGTCATTTCTGTCAATGTATGGGTTCTCGCTACCAATAAACTTTAAGTCCACTTCTTTACGATTAAGCACATCCATTGCTACTTGATATTTTAATTTGTTCGCACGACCTTTTAAGTTCAATACAATACCGGTTTCATCATAGACGAATCGTTCAAGTAAGTTTGCTGTGGGGAAGTCAGTCATTAGCCCGTCTATATCGTATTCGGCATCAAACTCTTGTTTGACTTCTACAACAGGGGCTGTTAATTTAGATTTTGTTTTTTTCTCTGGGACAACTGGAGTTGTTTCATCTACCCATGGGTTAGTATCGTTCATTTCTTTTTCCTTTCAAATCAATAAACATGAGACAGCACAATGCTATCTCATGTATTTACTCTTAAAACTTCTTTGGGCTTTTATATTTCTTTGGCAACTTTGCGCCATTTGCTGTTGGATTAGTTTTAGGACCTGTATTGTCGTGTAAACTTTCAACAGTAGGGTCAATGAATGGTTTCATTCCGCGACCACGATTAGCAACAGCATTTTGAATCATTTGAGCCATCTGATTCTTTTCACTATTTGTATCGTTCTTCATATCAACAAAAGCATTACGCTTGCTTGGAGTGCCAGCATTACCTGTAGCAGGACCACGCTTTTGATTGATTGCTTTTGTTTGTGGGTTTGATGTACTAATTCTCATATTACCAACCTTTCCATACGCCAGGACCTGCTGGACCATTGTTACCAGCATTGATCTTGTCTATATTGCCTTTGTAATTCTGTTCACCTTTAGGATCCCACGCACGAGTTCCACCATTGTTACGAACTTGACCGCCGACATTAATGCTATCAGGATTCTTAAACTTTCCTGCTGGCATACCGCCAATTGGTGGCTCACGAAAGTTATCAAATGTTGCTGGAGGTCCAACTTTCTTTGCTGCGTGATCTTGATTGCCTTTTGTAGGACCGCGTCCGAAGTTTACATCACGACCATCATTCATATGACCTGACCAATGATTTGTCTGATATTTACTAGAACGCTTTGTAGCGATCTTTTCCATACCATCAAAATTTAGATTAGAATCATCTTGTGTTTTGCTATTTGGTTTCATTACTTTTTCCCTTTTGTTTTCTTAGCCACTGCTCTTTTAGTCGCATAGGCGATTGCTACCGCTTGCTTTTGTGGTTTCCCACTAGCAATCTCTCTTTTAACATTCTCTCCGAATGCTTTCTTACTCGTTGACTTAATCAATGGCATAATACTATTTATTCTTCCTTGATACCTGCGAGTTTAGCCAATGCGTCAGCAAATGCTAACTTCTTTAACTCTACTGCGTCTGCGCTATCAGTTACTTCAATACGAGCCAAACTGTTCATTACTTTATTTAATATTAAATTATGATATTTCATTATCAATTGCTTGTCATCATTAATTCTGGCTTGTAAAAAGTCCTCAACTAATAATTGCTCGTAACTATGTCCGCCTGTTTTAGCATGTAATGTCTCTAATAGTGTTTCAATAGTAACTTGATTCTTGCCACCAGCCTTACGCCCAGCCCCCGGGCGAGCACCGCCTCGTTGTTTCTTTTCTTTAGATTTTTCGTGTTCCATACTAGTATTTATTAATAAATTCAATATACCGTTAAATATACATATTAGAAAGGCAAAGCATGAACTACAATTGGCGACCCGCTAACGGATTTGATGTTGATAACATCGTTCGTATGGCTGAAACTCATTTTCAAAACGAAATTGACAATATCTTTACCCCTGAACCCGTAATCTACGGACGAAATATCACACTTGCTGTAGTAAATCAATTCTATGGCCCTCTATCTCAATTACTCTCCGTCGCAATTGACGAAAATAACAAATTACTAGCATATACATGGTGCGTTCGTGGTGAAAAAGCATCATGGTCCGATGACGAGATGATTTTGGTGCGAATGGCACACATAGATTTACAGTTACCTGTAAGAACAAAAGTTAAGTTAGTTGTTGACATGATTAATTTGTGGGAAAGTTGGGCAAAATCTTGTAATGTTAGTATTATCTGTTCAACAACTATGCGTAAAGACCAAGATGGCTTTCTAAAATTACATAAGAAAGCGGGTTATGATGTTCGGGGT